CCCATCTGCTCGACCGCGCGGTCGAGCAGATGGGTGTGCCGCAGGGTACGGCGGCCATGCAGCCGAGGCAGAAGACGGTCTCGGATGTCGCCGCCGAGGAACTGGACAAGGCCAACCAAAAGGCGGAGGCCGCGACCCGGCAGATTGACGACTGGCAGATACAGACGCACTACGCGGGCGAAGTCCGCAAAGTGATCGAGGACTGCGCCCGGATTGGGACCGGCGTTTTGAAGGGCCCGTTTCCGAAAAAGTATAAGTACCGCAAAGCCGAGATGATCGAAGGTGAGGGGCTGTTGCTGGCGATGATTGAGGAAATCGCCCCGGCCTCGAGGCGGATCAGCCCGTGGGACTTGTATCCGGACCCGGACTGCGGCGAGGATATCCACGACGGCGCGTATCTTTTTGAAAAAGATTACATGACGGCCAAGCAGATCAAAGACTTGGCGGGGCTACCGGGCTATAAGGACGAGAAGCTGGAGAAGGTGCTGGAAGAGGGGCCGAAGCGTAAGTCAGAGGTTACCCGGGCCGATCCGCATACCCGCGACGACGAGCGGTTTGAGGTCTGGTATTACTATGGCTTTCTGGACAAGGACGATTACGAGGCCATGGGTGAGGAGTGCTACGACCCGCTGGCGCAAGTGCCGGTGATCCTGACCTTGGTCAACGATTGCATCGTCAAGTGTACTATGAGCCCGATCGAGTCGGGCGAGTTCCCGTTTGATGTCATGCCCTGGCAGCGCCGGCGTATGCAGCCTTGGGGTGTTGGGGTGGCCCGGCAGATCAACACCGCGCAGCGGATGCTGAACGCCGCGACGCGGAACATGATGGACAACGCGGGGCTGAGCGCGGGTCCGCAGATCGTGTTGCGCAAAGGCGTTGTGACCCCGGCGGACGGTAAATGGGAAATCAGCCCGCGTAAGTACTGGTTCATAAACGAAGACTCCGACGCGACGCAGGTGCAGCACGCTTTTATGGCCGTGCAGATTCCCAGCGCCCAAGCCGAACTGAGCCAGATCATCCAGTTTGCGTTGCAGATGGCCGAGCAGACCACGGGTATGCCGATGCTGTTGCAGGGCCAAAGCGGGCAGATTGGCCCGGCGGCGGAGACGGTCGGCGGCATGACACTGTTGGCCAACAACGCCAGCACGGTCCTGCGGCGTATGGCCCGGACATTCGATGACTGCATCACGGAACCGCACATCCGCCGCTATTACGAGTGGCTGATGACCTATGGTGAAGATGATGAGGCCAAGGGCGACTTTGTGATCGATGCCCGGGGATCCAGCGCGCTGGTTGAGCGCGACCTGCAGAATCAGGCGGTGATGCAGATGGCGCAGTTGGTGATGAACCCGGCCTTTGGCATCAACCCGCAGAAGTGGTTTGAAGAGGCCTGCAAAGTCCAGCGACTGGACCCGAAGCGGTTTATCTTCAGCGAAGAAGAGAAGGCGCAACAGCAGCAGGCCGCGCAGCAGCAGACCCCGCCGCCGATGCCGCAGGTCGAGGCCGCGCGGATCAAGGCCGAGGTCGACCTGCAAAAAGCGCAGATCAACGCACAGGTGCAGCAGATGCGGATCAGGACCGACACCGATCGGGATGTGGCCTATGTTCAAGCACAGGGCAACCGCGACAATATCCAGGCACAGGCCCGGATGCAGGAACTGCAGCTCAAGCGCGAGTTGGCGATGCTGGACTATGCCAACAAGAACGAGGTTCAGCTTACCGAGGTCAAGGCACGACTGGCCGAGACGAGCATGAAACTGAGACTGCAACGCGAGTTGTCCGCGATGGGCAACGCCGCCAAGCAGGTCATCAAACCCGCCGTAGAGCCCGCAGGACGGGCCCCGCGCGGCCAAGCATTCCAGAGGTGACATATGCCCGGCACCGGTTTTCAGAAAGTCTTACAACGCGATCAGGACACCTACGAGCGCCAAGCTAAGGGATACATCAAGGCCGCCACGGGGTACAACAAAGAAGTGGACGCGTACAACACTTTGCGGGATGCGTACGTCAAAAAAGCGGACGCCTATAACGCCGCAGTAGGTGTTTATAACGAGGAGCTAAAGGCCGCAGAGCTTCTCTTGCCTAGCAGGGGTAACTACCCCCTTATAATGCGTGGATTTGCTGCATGGAGAGACCCCGCCTCCGGGGGCCTTTTTCTTCGTAAACCGATTGCCATGGGTGAAGTAGTTAAGGTGCCCAGCAGTATACCGAATTGGGCGCTACGAAATAGGGTGGCGGAGGAGGGCTTGGTTTTTGATGAAAGTACCAAGCAATACAGAAAGGCTATATTCAACCCCGCCCCTACCGCGCCCGCCGAGTTTACCGCAACGCCGCCCGCCGAGTTCACGACCAAAGAGCCGAAAGCGCCTTCAGGAATAACGCAAAAGCAACTTCGTGCCCAAGGCGGCGCGTTTGGAGATACCCCCGCGCTTCGCTCTGCGCAGCGCGACGATGCCAACCGAAACGCCCAGCCCGTACTAAGTGATGCCGACCTTGCCCGGGCTATGAATGCCGGTATTCCTCCGGCTACGCTTGACGCCGCCACAGCGCGCAATTTGGCAGATATTGAGAATAAGGCCATGATCCAAGGCTTTGATGCCGCTAGACTTAACAGGAGCTAAACATGCCCAACTGGAATGTACCCGACACTCTTACGCCCGATCAAGCTCAGCAACCGCGCCCGGCTACGCCGTATGCTGCGGTGAGGGCCAAGAACCCGCTCCCGGCCCAAGCGCAGATGCCTCAAGTTGCGGCTCCGCAAAACCAGATGCCCGGCGTACCTGGCATGGCGGCGCCCAATATGCAGCGCCCCGCCGCACAGTCGATGCCGCAGACCGTACAGGGCGCGCAGCAAGTACCTCAGATACCCAAAATCCCCCGGGGCCCGCAGACCGCCATCGGGTACGGCACGCCGGGTAACCCGCAGCGCCCGCAGAAAGGCTACTGATGATCGACCAATTCATGTCCCGCACTTTCGCGGCGCGGAATATCGCGCACCGCGAGCACTTGAGGACCGATAGCTATGCCCGGCACGAAGCGCTGAACGCGTTCTATACGGACATCATCGACGCTGTGGATGAAGTGGCCGAAGCCTATCAAGGCTTTGTTGGCTTGATTGGCGCGTATAAGGTCGACGACCAAGAGATCGACGACATTACCGAGTACTTGCGCGAAGAAGCTGATTGGATCGAAGCTAATAGGGACATTATCGGCGGCGGCAGCAATGCCATAGCTAACCTTGTCGACGGGGCCACGGCGATATATCTTCGCACGGTCTACAAGTTGGAGCAGCTAAAATGAACGAAGACCAATATGAGCTAACACCCGAAGAGGCCGCGGCCTACGCCGCCAAGCTGGACGATGAATCGCAGGCGAAGGTGGATGCCGACATCGAGGCCGAACTGGAGTTCCAGAAAGCTTTTCGGCAGACGCGCGGCTCGGCCCACGAAGTTCGTGCTGAAGCTTTTGGCGCACAGGTAGCCAAGCAAGTCGCCCAAAGTGACGCCGGAGGTAAAGGACGGACACCGTTCGCGCCCCCAGTAAAAAGTATCCCCAGCGAGTACGAAGTTAAAAAGGGGGACACGATGTGGGCCTTAGCCAAGCGGTATGGTATCAGCGTCAAGGATCTGCAAGCCTTGAATGCCGATATTGACCCGACTCGTATGCAACTCGGTTCCACGCTTAAGCTTAAGCCGGCCGAATCCGCCGCGGCTCAAATTGCACAACCGGCCGCGCCTGCTCGCGCCGCGGGTACCAATAAAACCTTAGACACTTTTGAGCAGGCTATGGCCAAGATCAATACGCCGGACAAGATCAACGAGGCCATGGGTATGGTTATTCCGGCCGCGCGCGGCGCCGCCGCGGCCAAGGGGGTGTCGTCTTACTTGCAAAAGATCATGTCGAATAGGGGCGCCCGGCCGGCGCAGGCTGCGCAGGGCCTTGAGGCCCGCACCCGGGCGATGGATGAGATGGTCCGCCGCGGGCCGCCCGCTAACGCATCCCTGGGGCGCCCGTACCCTAATGAAGTGCCTCCGTGGCGAGTTAAATGAATTTGACATATGATGAGCGCCGCAGTATTTTGTGGCTGAAGATCAAAGAGCATGCAGAGAAAAGGCTGCATATTCTGCGATCGCGCAATGATTCTGTCTCTTTGAACCTCGAGCAAACCTCCACGCTTCGGGGCCAAATTAAGGAGATCAAGATTTTGCTGGAGTTGGATTCCGACGCCGGCGCAACCCATGAAGACTGACTTGCGTTGGCCTTCATAAATTGAGTGGAGATGTAGTAAAAATGGAAGACGAAGAACTGCAGCAAGAAGCCGAAGCGTTTGAGGCCGGTTTTGCCGAAGCGAGTGGGGCCGAAGTACCTCCGCCCGCTGAGCCACAACCCCAGCCCGAGCCTGAGCCGATGCCTGAGCCAGAGATAGAGACAGAGCCGGAGGAGGGGATCATCCCCGAGTTTGGTTTGACTCCGAGCGCAATCCGCGCGCGGCTGGCCAAGGTAGACGAGCTTGATCGGATGAAGCAGGAGATGCACCAACTGGCGCAGCACCGTGACCGCCAATATGGCACGATCGGAGAGCTAAAGCAGCGGGTGCAGCAGATGCAAGAGGGCCGCGCGGCACAACCAACTGTTCGGTTGACCAGCGAAAGCCTCAAGCGTTTGCGGGGTGAATACCCTGAACTTGCGGAACTTCTAGCGCAGGACTTAAGTGAGGCTGTTGCAGTTGGTAATACCCCGGCTCCGGCTGGCGTTGACCCGCAACAGATTGAGCAACTTGTGGCCAAGCGGACTGCGGAAGTAGAGCGCCGAGCGCAAGATCAGACGATGAAGCAGGTGCAGCAATTGTTGCTGGCCCGGGACCACCCGGACTGGAAAGAAGTTGCGGGCAGTGCTGAATTCAGTTTGTGGAAAGCCAATCTGGACCCGCGTGAGCGGACGATGCTTGAGAATAGCTGGGATTCCAGCGTGATCGGCTCGGCCCTGACGGCCTATAAAGGGTGGCGTGGCAAGCAAGCGGAGAAGATGGTGTCCAAGCGCAATCGTCTTGAACGCGCCATTCAACCGAATGGTGTTGCATCAAACAGCGACACGGCAGGTGAAGTCGATGCCTTTTTGGCGGGATTCAATGCCGTGCGAGGCCAACGCATTTAACTGAAAGGAAGCTATCATGGCTATTCAAAATTACTCGACCGTCACCGCACGGATCGGAAAACTCAAGGGCGAGATTCTCGCTCACGCTATGCCCGTTGAAGTTCTGGGCATCACCGGCATGCAAAAGCAAATGCCGAAAAACCAGTCTGATACCGTGGTATTCCGCCGCTATCTGCCGTACGGTGGTACGGACAACAAGTGGATCACGGGCGCCAATGTGGCCACTTTTGCTGGCGACCACATCACCCAAGAGGGTGTGACCCCCTCTGCTGACACCCTCAGCGCGACCGATATCACGGTCCAGTTGCTGCAATACAGCGTGCTGTATGCCGTGACCGACAAGACGGTTGATCTGTACGAGGATGATGTCCCGGCAGAAATGAAGAAGCAAACCGGCGAACGTGTGGGCTTGGTTCGGGAAATGGTTCGCTACGGCGCGCTGAAGGCCTGCACCAACTTGTTCTACGCTGGCGGCTCCTCGACGTCTACCGTTGATGAGACCCTGTCCCTGAACTTCTTGCGTAAGATTGCCCGCACCCTGCTGGCCAACCACTGCAAGCAGATCACCAGCATCCTGGCCCCGTCCCCGAACTTCGCTACCGCTCCGGTGGAAGCTGGCTTTTTGGTCTTTGTGCATACCGACATGGAGCCGGCGATCCGCGATTTGCCGGGCTTCAAGCATGTCGCCGAGTATGGACAGCGCAAGCCGGTGCATGAGATGGAACTGGGCTCCGTCGAGCGTTTCCGTTTTATCTCCTCCCCGGAATTGGCGGCGACCATCAACAGCGGCGCGGCCGTAGGCTCGACTGGCCTGTATTCGACCAACGGCTCCAACATCGA